GACTTCCGGAAGTGGGGGAAGCAGCTCGCGGCCGACATGCGGGTTGCCCGGACTCAGCTGGTCACGCAGGGGCAGGGCTTCAAGGCGGCTGCCGCAACCGTCGGCGCGTCCATGGTCAAGGTCGGCAAGGGCGCGTCCCTCGTCGGTCTCGGGGTGGCCGTGGCGGCTACCAAAATGGCCGGTGACTTCCAGGCGGAGACGGCCGTCCTCCAGACGGCGGCCGGAGAGACGACCAAGGGCCTGGCCACGGTCCGGGCCGGGATCCTGAACATCTCGCAGAACACCGGTACAGGGATCAAGAACCTGACCGACGGCATGTACACGATCGAGAAGGCCGGGTTCAGGGGCCGGGACGGTCTCAAGGTTCTCACCGCAGCGGCGCAGGGCGCGCGTGAGGAGAATGCGAAGCTGGCCGACGTCACGAACGCCATGACGTCGATCATGGCGAGCTATCACCTCAAGGCCACGGACTCCGTCCGCGTCATGAACGGCATGAAGACTGCGGCGGGCGAGGGCAAGATCACCATGGAGGAATTCTCCGGGGCGATGTCCACGGTCCTCCCGATCGCTTCCGCCAACAAGATCGCATTTGAACAGGTGGCCGGTGCCGTGGCCACCCTCACCCAGCACGGCACGTCCGCCCGTGAGGCCACCCATGAACTCGGCGCGACCATCCGTGCCCTGGCGTCCCCCAACATGGTGGCGCAACGCGAAATGGCCCGGTTCGGCCTGTCCTCCGTGGACGTCTCGCAGAACCTCGGAAAACGCGGCCTGACCGGCACGATCGAGCTACTGACCAAGACCATCCTGTCCAAGATGGGTCCGAGCGGCAAGATCCTCCTGAGTGCGTTCGAGGGGACCAAGCAGTCGGCCGAAGATGCCCGGATCATGCTGTCCAAAATCCCGCCGGAGTTCCAGAAGACGGCGAAGGCGTTCATGGACGGGAAGATCGATGCGGACCAATGGAACGCGACGATCAAGGGAGCGCCGGTCAACATCGCCCCCATGCTGAGGGGCTTCAACACCCTGGTCAACCGGTCTCACGGTTTCTCCCGTGAGCTGAAGAGCGGCGGCCCGGCCGCCAAGACCTACACCGACGCGCTCAAGAAAATGTCCGGCGGCGCTATCGGTCTCAACACGATCCTCCAACTGTCCGGCGAGTCGTTCGACGGGTTCAAAGAGAGGGTCGGCAAGGTCGGCGAGTCGTTCCACCACAGCTCGAAGGACGTCGAGGGGTGGAAGACGACACAGAAGCTCCTCAACGTCCAACTCGACATGGCCAAGCAGCGCCTCCAGGTGCTGATGATCACCATCGGGACCAAGCTGATCCCGGTGGTCACTGCGATTGTGAGGCTCTTCACCGAGCACAAAACGGTCACCATGCTCCTGGTGGCGGGCATGCTCTCCCTGGTCGGGATTCTCTCGGCCGCGTATATCGCGACCAAGGCATGGGCCGTGATCACCGGCATTGCCAGGACCGTCATGTTCGCGTGGAACGTGGCGACCATGGCACAGACCGAGTCGCTGGCGGTCATGCGCGCACAGCTCGCCGTTCTGTGGGTGATCCAGAAGGCGCAGGCCATTGCGACCGGCATCGCCACGGCCGCGCAGTGGGCGTGGAACGCGGCCATGGACGCGAACCCGATCGGGTTGATCGTTCTGGCCATTGCCGCTCTGGTGGCTGGCATCGTCTACGTGGCGACCAAGACCCAGTTTTTCCAGACGGTGTGGAAGGCGACCTGGGGTTTCGTAAAAAAGATCTTCACCGGGTTCGTCTCGTGGTTCAAGAAGAACTGGCAACTGATCACCTTCACGATCATGACCTTGGGTATCGGTCTGGCCGTGGCCATGATCGTGCGGCACTGGCAGGGTGTGAAGCACGCGTTCAGTGCCACGATCGATTGGATCAAGCACAACTGGCCCCTGCTCCTCTCGATCCTTCTCGGGCCCATTGCGGCAGCCGCGTATCAGATCTACAAGCACTGGGACTTGATCAGCAAGGGAGCGATGATCGCCTTCCATGCTGTGATCAATTTCGCTGTCCAACTGGGCAAGGATCTCGGGTCGTTCTTCTCCAAGCTCCCCGGTGAACTGGGCCATTTCTTCTCGTCGTTGCCTGGCATCGTGGGCCATTGGTTCGTGGTCCTCGGCCAGAACATCGCGAAATTCTTCACCCACATCCTGCCGGATGCCGCCAAGTCCCTGAACAACGCTCAGGTGGCCCTTCTCCACGTCGGAGAGGATCTGATCAAGGGTTTGTTCCACGGCGCGGCCAACTTCTTCACCAAGACCGTTCCGGACTGGGCAAAGAGTGTGTGGCATGGGATCACGAGCTACTTCAAGGCCGTGTTCGGGATCCAGTCCCCGTCCACGGTCATGGCTGCGCTCGGCGTCGATCTGATCAAGGGCCTGTTCCAGGGAATGTTGAAGATCGCCCTCACCGTGACCAAGTTCCTCGGTGACCACATCGGCAAGCCGATCATCAACCTGTTCACAAAGACCATCCCCGACGGCGCGAAGACCTTCTCCTCCAGGGTGAGCGGGTCGTGGAGCGCCGTGCAGAGCAACGTGGGCAAGTTCTTCGGCCTCATGAAGCACTCGTCGATCGATCCCCTGGTCCGTCTGTTCAACGCCACGATCCCGGGCGCGGGCAAGTCGATGCGCGACCTGATCATCGGCTTCGTCCGGGCCATGGTCCTGCATGTGATCGACGGCTTCGGAACGATCATCCATGGGGCAACCAAGCTCTTCGGGTGGGTGCCGGGTGTCGGCGGGAAGCTCAAGAAAGCCTCTGCCGCGTTCGACCGGTTCCGAGACGACGTGAACCGGGCCCTCGGCGGGATCAAGGACCGGCACCCCACCGTCGGCGTCGGTATGAAGATCATGACTGGCAAGGATGCCGGACTGGTCAACATCGGCGGTATCGCCCGTGCGACCGGTGGCGAGATCCCGGGTCATCTCGGGAAGAGGGGCAAGGACAGTGTCCTTGCGGCCCTCATGCCGGACGAGCACGTGTGGACCGTCCGGGAGGTCATGGCGGTGGGCGGCCACAAGGCCATGGAACGCCTCCGGAAGCTCGCCCTCATGGGGATGCTCAAGGGCTACTCGACCGGCGGACAGATCAAGGGATACGCCTCCGGCGGTGCGGTCGACGCAAATACGAAGGCGCCCGGCTACGGCTCGATCCTCTCCGGGACCAACACCGCGTTCGGAAGCCTGATGCGGTCCGCCCTCCCCGCCCTGATCAAGCAGTTCAAGGCGCAGTACGCGGCCGTCACGAACGTCGGCGCGGGTGTCGGCGGCGGGGTGAAGCGCTGGACCGGCATGGTCCATTCCGTCCTCGGACAGCTTCACGAGTCCCTGGGGTGGACGGCCACGGTCCTGCGCCGGATGAACCAGGAGTCGGGCGGTAACCCCACGGTGGTCAACCGGTGGGACTCCAACTGGAAAGCCGGTCACCCCTCGGTCGGCCTCATGCAGGTGATCGCCGGGACCTTCCGTGCCTACGCCGGTCGCTACCGGGGTGTGGGCCCGTTCATGTACGGCGTGTCCGTCAACCCGACGGCCAACACCTACGCCGGTCTCAACTACGCACTGCACCGTTACGGCTCCCTCTCCGCCCTGAACCGTCCCGGCGGATACGACCTGGGCGGTCTTGCGCGGCGCGCGGGGACGATCTTCAAGGGGACGAACCAGCCGGAGCGGATCCTCTCGCCACGCCAGACGGCCGCGTTCGAGCGTCTCGTGAGCCGTCTCTCCCCAGCCGGAGCGGACGGGGGAGTCACCGTCAAGGAACTCCACCTGCACAACCACGGGGTGATCGGTTCGAAGCACGAGGTGGAGAACTGGCTCGTGGTTTCGATCGACCAGCTCAAGCGCAAGGGGAGGTTCTAGATCGTGGCGATCGGGTTCCGCTCCGTCGGCACTCGGACCAAGGCGGACGTGTCGGCCTCCGGCTCCCCGCAGTCGTTCGGCATGCCGCTCGGCCATGTCTCGACCGACTGGCTCCTCTGGGTAGTCGTCACGGACGACAACACCGGTCCGGCGGCCACTCCCTCCGGCTGGACCCTGCTCGGGCACTTCTCGGCCGGTACGTCCACGTCCTCGCCGTACGCCGGTCGGCCGCACGTCCACCTCTATCACCGGATCGACGACGGCACCCTTGGCTCGTCGCAGTCGATGACGTTCAACACCGGGTCCTGGCCGGGCGGAGACCCGTACGTTCTCGGGTTCATCGCGGCCTACACCGGGGCGGACCAGTCCTCACCGGTGGAGATCGTCTCCGGGGGAAACACCACCTCGACGGCCGCCGCGTTCGCGCACCCGCAGGTGACCACCGTGGCCCCGAACGACTGGCTGCTGTCCGTCCGGGGAGTCGTCTCGGACAACACGAACCTGACCTTCACCGACTCGGTCGGCACGGACGTGGCCCGGGTGAACGAGGGCATGACCAACCCGTCATCTCCCTCCGTGGCGCTGTACGACTCGAACCTCGCCCTGACTGCCGGTCTCCAGACACAGAGGACGACGACCGCCTCCAATACCGTCACGTACGGTTCCGTCGGCATCACCCTCGCGCTCAAGCCCGCGAACGCGGCGAACGCGGTGACGGCGATCGCCGGAGTGGCGTCGATCTCGTTCCAGGCCAAGCAGGCGTCCTCGTCCGGCACGTCCGGCCCGTGGGATCTCTGCGGCACCGGCGGCCTGCCCATGTACGAGTTCGCGATCGACTGGAACAACGACGGGAACTTCACCACCTCGAACGCCATGCTGATGCTCGGGATCATGGGCACCGGCGGGGTGGACGACGCGACCAACGAAGTGATCAGTGACATCTCGATCACGTACGGCCGGGACCAGGACCGGCAGTTGAACCCGGCGGCTGTCGGCAGCGCCGCGCTCTCATTGATCAACGTGTCCCGGAAGTACTCCCCGGAGTGGGTCTCGTCCGTCCTGTACGGCAACCTTGAACCGGCCCGTCCGTTCCGCGCTCAGGTCACGTGGGGCGGGTCCGTCTTCCCCCTCTTCCGTGGCCGAATCGACGACTTCAACGTCAAGGCGGACATGGCGGACCGGTCCGTCGATTTCACGTTCCTGGACGCGCTGAACGATCTCTCCAACGTCAAGCTGAGCACGCCGGTGTACGAGGAGATGCGCACCGGCGATCTGATCGATGTGATCTTGGACGCGGTGGGCTGGACGGCCGGTCGGCAGATCGATCTCGGTGCCACTTTCGTGAGGTACTGGTGGGCAGAGGGGCAGAGCGCGTTCGACGCGATCAGTGACCTGGTCAAATCGGAGGGGGCCCCGTCGATCGCCTACGTGGCGCCGGACGGCACATTCGTCTTCCACGACCGGCACCACCGGATCCAGAACTCCTCGTCGACCACGTCTCAGGCGACGTTCGCCCAGTCGGCCGTGTTCGACTGCGCCGTGGCTCCCCCTGCCGGTCTGCACTTCACCGCCCCGTTCACGTACCAGCACGGGTGGAGAGACATCGTCAACTCGGTCACGTTCGACGTGTCGGAGAGGACGGCGGACACCGACCTCTCCGTGGTGTGGACGTCGGACGACACGGTGAACCTGTCCAGCGGGCAGAGCGCCTCGATCGATATTTCGGGGTCGGACCCGTTCATCGGAGCGGTGCTGCCGGTGAGCGGCACGGACTACCTGAAGTCGGGACCCGGCACAGAAGTGATCAGCATCAGCCGGACGTCCGGCGCATCACTGACGATCACCGTTCTGGCCACGGGCGGAGCGGTGTCTCTTCAGAACTTCCAGCTCCGCGCGTTCGCGATCCCGGTCCGGAACACGATCAAGGTGCACCGGGAGGACTCCGGCTCGATCTCCATCCATGGAGAACGGGACTACCCGGACCAGGCACCGTGGGCGAACGCCAACGATGCCGAAGCGATCGCCGGAGCCATTCTCCTGCGGTACGCGCAGAGGCGCCCCACGGTCGATCTGCGGGTCGTGACGGAGGACCCGGTCCACTTCCTCCAGGTGGTGTCCCGGACGGTCGGAGACCGGATCCACATCCTCAACGGAGAGATGGGTCTCGACGACGACTTTTTCATCGAGAAGATCACCCATCAGATTCAGCGGGTGAACGTGCCGGGACGGCCGCCGGTGCATGCAGTCATCTTCGGGTGCGAGAAGGCGGGGGTGCAGTCGGCCAACCCCTTCCGGTTCGACGTCCGGGGCGCGGGGTTCGATCAGGGTATCTTCGATCCAATCCAATCAGATAACCCGTTCACTGTGTTCCGGTTCGATCAGTCCGCGTTTGACTCGTCACAGTTCGGGACGTGAGGAGAGACGATGCCCAACATCACACCCCTGCCCCAGCCGGTCGTACCGGAAGAACCGGCCCGGCCGCAGGTTGCATGGGCGTACGTGTACGAGGGCGAATGGGTGGCCGACTGCCCGCGCGGCTGCAACAACGTGGAATATCTGTTCACCCAGTCGCGAATGGGCGGACCCCGGGACCAGAGGCGCCCGTTCTACCTCTGCTCCTATTGCGGGTACTCCTGCGAAAAGATCGTCTGGCCCCGCCAGGAGCACGAGATCATGCGCATCCTCATGCTCCGGCCGATCCCCCGGAACAGGAACTGGTACCCCCAAGATCACCCGGTGGCTCTGAAGTTCAACATCCCGCACGGTCAGTCTCCGGCCGACCTCCTGGCCGAGAACGAAGAGCACGGAGTGAGGTAAGCCATGACGTGGTCGGCACCCATGACGGCAGTGGCGGGATCAACGTTCTCCGCCGCTCAGTTCAATCAGTACGTCCGGGACAACCTGAACGAAACCGCCCCGGCGAAGGCCACGGCCGCCGGGCAGTTTTTCGTGGCCACGGGTGCCAATGCCATTGCCGCGCGGACCCCCACCTC